TTCAAAGGATAAACCTGGTATGCTATTATCCTCTTTAATAAAATTACATATTCTAATAGTTAAATTTGGGTTGCTTTTACTAAATTTGTAAAATTCATATAACTCTATAAAACTTTCTGGATTTAAACTAAGTAAATTAATCATAATTATAAATCACATAATATCTTAACTATATTTGCCATAAGACTATAGAAATGCTCTGTAATACATACTAGTAGAAGATTAATTTTTTGTTTAGATTGTATTTTTTTAAGTGTTCTAAATCTATGTGGTTTAGCTTTTTCCGGTTCTTCTATTCCCTCTATCTCTCCTATTTCTGCTATCTCATCTTCATCTATCTCCGTATAGTTTACCCTGAAGGACTCTATCCACTCTTGGTCTTTTGTGGACAAAATTACAACTATTTTAGTAAATTCGTAGTTTTCTAAAACAGCATCTATCAGTAATTCGTGGCTTTGGCTTAAAATCTTACAATCTTCTGTGGAGCAGCTAATTACTACATCCTGTACTTCAAAATCGTCATCGGACTCATCTTGGTAATTGTAAGAACTGATGCTGCATCGTTCCAGAGTCTCTAAAATAGTCTCTAAGTTCACCATCGCTATACTCCTTATCAAACTCTTTATGCCTGCATACGTAGCGTGTTACAGACTTCCAATACTCACCATCATAAACGAATAACTCGCTAGTTCTGCGTCCTCCTACTGTATGTAATGCCTTTCCTGTTATCTTATCTAATAAGATAGCAACGTGGTGGGTTTGAGTACCTTGCAAAGTCATTAAAATTGCATCATTGTTTTGTAATGGTTCGTCATGCTCTAATTTCCGGAAACCAGCTTTACTGAAATTATCTTCAAATAAATCCCAGTCCGGAGATAGAGTCTCTTCCACTGCCACACCTCTTACAAATTCTGGTATGTTTATACCTAAATAATTGCCCCAATAAGCTCTAAACAAAGAATAGCAGTCAGACCGGTTATAAATAAATGGCCACTTTAAATAGTAGTCAATATCGCTTGGTTTGTGTTTGCTTGGATTCATTGGAAAAGGATATAAATTGTTAGGGTCAAACCCATCCCACTCGTTAAACCCTGTGTGATGCAATAGATAAGCTGTTTTAGATGCTTTGCTATTAGTTATGTCTATAGCGCCCAGTATGCTAGGTTGTGTGTCACTCCAGTGAGAATGATAAACCGCTTTAATGTTTGCATCTTCATTACTATCTAGTATGCTTTCCACTTCATCTGGGTCTATAACAAAACTGTCAGTAGGGTCATCAGCTGCGTTTAAGCATGGTACAACTATTTCTTGGTTGTTCTGCAATAAAACCAGTCCACAAGATTCTTGTTTTGGGTTTTTATCACATTCTGTTTTTATAGTTTGCTTGGTTAATTCTGTTATCATATAAAGTACAACACTAAAGAAGGGTTTAAAGTAATTGCAAAGGCTTTCTTGGATAATGCTGCTGTATGGTCTGTAAATACAGTTTTATCTCCTAATAAAGATACTTTTATTGCATCAAATGCTATATTCTGCCCCTGACTAAAGTTGACAAATCCACTGGGTAACGCATTCCCTACAAAATCAGCACCAGTGGCTTTTGTGGCATTATTGAGCTGATTTCCATAGGCACTCCATGGAATTAATACTTGAGGGGTGCTACCGCTTCTACCTACGTTAAAATTACAGGTAGTTGTATTTGTACTAGCGGAATAAAAAGCAAAAGTAAATGCTAGTGTAATACTATTGTTAAAATAGGTATCAGTACGTGGTACGCTTAAATTATTCCTAATCTTGCTAGTAATAATCTTGTTTGATATAGAGGAATAAACCTGTCCATTGAATACACCACTGGGCGTTACAATCCAGTCATTAACCAAAGCGCATTGCTTTAGATTTTCTCCAGTAGGTGACCATAGAAAGTTTGTAGTGGCGTATTCGCGTAAGCTACCCAGTAAAATATTTAGCTTACTCTCAGGCATTACAGGACTTTTTACGTCCCACTCTATTACTGGTTCCAAGCCTTTGTTTTGGGTTTGGCTGTAATTATCTCCTAAAACAGTGGTTATTTTAGGAATAAAAGTGCGTTGGCTAATATTCCAAAGCGGATTTAAAACTAGGGTTGGTAACCAGTAAGTTTGAGTCATGTTAAGCTCCTGTAAAATATCCTACTGAGTAAGTAATAGAGTTGGCTGTAGTTGCCGGTAAGTTTAAAGCAGTATTAGCTGTTAGCTTAAAATCTCGACGTTGTGGGAAAGCTATTACCTGGGATGCTCCTTGGGTTTGCAGCAGAAAAGATAAAACCGTAGTTGTCCCTTGCTTTACGTTAACAGTAGTGGCTGTAGTAGTTATGTTTTGCACTACCAAATGAGTTATATATACGCTAACTCCTGCTCCTGGTGCTGCTACTATTTGGGTATCTGTTGTTGCGGTTAAAGTAGCATTAGCATAAACTATACTGGGTCTAGATACAATAGTTAAAAGTCTCTTAAACAGAGAGATTAAACTAAAACTACCAGTATCACTAGTTGCAGCTGTATCAGCTTGTAAACCTACATTAGACGTTAAAAAGCTTAAAAGTCTCTTAAACAAACTAATTAAACTAAAACTACCAGTATCACTAGTTGCAGCTGTATCTTCTTTAGCGCCTAATTCGTTAGACGAAAAAATAAATACGTCTGGGTTGTTTGTTGTACCTTGACTAGTGCTAGTAATGTCTCTTTGCCTAACGTTACCTTGTCCGTCTATATATGGAACTGACGACATAAATTCTCCTATAAATCAGTTGCTAACATTGAATTTTGACTAGTATTAAACACTGCTGTGTATGGGCCAGGAACACTTTGAGCAAAAGACTCAACCCAATCAGAAGTAGTCCCTCCAAATACAGCTGTTCTTATGCGTACAAAGTAAGTAGCAAAAGCTATATTTGGAAAAGTCATAAAATTGTCTTTTACTTGCGTACGTAGATTCCACTCTTGGTTTTCTCCACTTTTAATTTCCGCTTCGTAGCCAATTGTCCATGGACTTTTAGTAACAATGCCATCTTGCTCAATAGTCGGGGCATCCCAGTTCACGTCTAGATTATACAACTTAACGGAAGTTGCTTCAACATCTTTTAGTGTAGGTATATATCTACGACTTGTACGAATATTTGTCGGAATTAAACCAGGTGTTGGTGCTGCTATTCTATCTGGTATTGCATCAAACTCCCAAGGCATGTTGTCTCCTAATTAAAACTACATTACAAAAAAGTCATATCGTCAATAAAAGCGTATTTACTACTATTATATTCTACTGCCAAAATTTCGTGCATACCTTCTATAGAATCTTGTATTGGTGAACGATTAATTACTCTATAAATTGTATTAGATATATCACCACCTTGAATAACCCAGTTGGATTCTGGCGGTGGAACATTACTGCCAAAACCAGCTCCTTCTAGCGTCAACACGCTTAAATTAGTTCCTCTGCTCTGTATAGACGCTTCTTTGACTTCAAATCTTAATCTCTGGTTTTGCGAGGGGTCGGCTAGATTGTTGCCACCGTCTATACTGGGTTTGATCAAGTTACTAGTTGTTACTGTAATGGTGTAGTTTGTGCCAGTTGGTAAATTAACCGGACTATCTAGCGTGATTGTTGTTGCTGTTGCGGATTTAATAATGCCTGCATATCTTGCAGCGGTTCTTTTAGAGTCGTATATACGTATTAAGTCACCGGGTTTAACAAAAGCAGCAAAAGCCCTAGCTTTGAAAGTTACGGATTCTTGTTCTAACCTATTAGTTAGTAAAGCTGCGACTCCAGCACGTCTTGCTTGTCCTCTTGACGTACAGGCTATAGCTTCCAGTTCCATTTCTCTGATTCCCCATTTTTGTATACCAATCGGATCTTCTACTACTTCTACAGCTTTTTTAAAAAAGTCTGTAGGATTTAAATAGCTTACTACTGCTATAGTTTTTCTGCTTTTTAATCCACTTCTGCTATACGAAAAAGATCCTTCTTCTATGTCTGCTTGAGTAAATTGATGCACTACAGCATTTGGTTTGTCTGCAACAAAAGAAACTGCTCCAGCTTGCCAGTACGCAAAACCTCTGAATATTGATACCAAGTTTTGTATAACTTGATATGCTTCTACTTTACCTTCAAGTTTTATATTACAACTAAATCTTGGTTCTAATCCGCCACTACCGTTTGGTACAATCTCGTTACAATATTTACTAATTTCATATAAACCCCATTTATCTATTTGAGTAGTGTCAATGTAATTTCCTAATCCATATCTTGTATTTGTTAATAAATCATACAATATCCATGCTGGGTCACTGCATGCTTGACTTGGAGTTTGGAAAGTCCCATTCCATTGACCCTGAAAAGTTAAATATCTAACTTCTGGATCCTGGTAAGTCAGTTTAAATATTGTTGCGTTTGATGGTATTTGAATCTTTCTACCTGCTAATTTTATGGCAACCGAAGGTATTCTTTGAAAATATTCTGTATTAAATTTAAAACCAGCTATTGCAGTGTTTGCATAGTTTAAAGTGGTAAAAGTTACTTGAGTATAAGAAACCCAGGTAATTTGGCGTTGTGTGTTTGGGTTATCTGCTTCTGGAGTGTCTTTAATAACTCTAATTTGAAAATTAGCATCATTAGGATTTTGTGGAGTTATAAGATTAGGAATTAAGTAGTCTACTTCAGTTGGGCTAGGATATCTTCCTTCAAAAAAAGAATTTACGCGTGTTTCAAAATTCCCTCCGGGCTGTCTAACCTGAATCCTGAAGTAAACTATTTCTCCAAAAGTATTACCTTGATCATCAAATCTTTGAAGTGTAAACGCAAGCTTAACTTTTATAGATTGTATCGTTACACTTGTAAACTGCCTTGTAATTTCTAAATTATTTTTAACTTCTACTTGTACTGGAATTTC